AGTTCGTGCGCCAATGTACGTAAAATATCATTAGGATGTCGGTTCATTAACGCTACGGTTAACTTATTTTCACTATTATCAAAACGTCCAAACGTTGGCTGTTCTTCATCATGTACTAATGCAACAAACTCCATTTCAGGTAACGTATCAATCTCAATGTAATGCATGGCTAAAGGAATAAACTTCTTAAACATGTCCATAAAGTTATCTTTATGGTCGGACATTGATTGATCTGCACCTTCATGCAGTAGTTCTTTAATAATCATAATGTGTATTTAGTGCCGGTGACTTTATCCGGCTCCAAGTACGCCTGGAAGTTCAATTGCGCGGACGCCTGTGTGAGCAAGCTCACACCCGTGACGACAACGGTCCCTAAGGTGAGATCTATGCTGGACTATATGGGTTTCGGGGTCTATCCGTACCATCGTCCTCTGGGTATACTGGGTATTCGTTATCTGTTTCCATTAACTTGTTGCTCCGGCAAGTTGAAGTACATCATGTACAGTTATATTACCATTAATCCTTCCACACTCACTATCAGAATCATCAACAAGCATTAATGTAGGTACAACAGGGATATTATATTTTTCAGCAAGATCTGGTCTTTTATCAATATCAATATCTTCAATTAGCATATGAATTTTATCTTTAGCTAAATTAACGACGGTATCAAATGTTTCAAAATTTGAAGATTGATTAGCGTAAAATTTTAATAGTTTCATTTATCTTTCCTTTTTATTCAGATGCATTAGAACCACATTTAGCACGTTTAGCCTTGGTCAACGCTCCAAAGTCCACCGGCCATTCTGCGCCGGGATTTAATTCAACAGCATTTGGTGGGAATTTATATTGCACGCCGGCCATTGTTTGAATTTGACTAACTGGTACTCTAAATTTAGTTAAGTCGTTACCAAGATTAACATAGGGTTTTGTATGGGGGAATGTCCAACCAGCAATTTCTTTTGTTTGGTTGTTAATTACAATTTTGTAATAACCATGTGGCACAATTACGCCATTGCCAATAGTAGGATCACCCTGTCCGTAGAATGCACCTACAAAGATTGTAAATGATTGATTACGCTGCACTGCCCACCCACGAACACTTGTTTCTAATAGTTTCCAAATGCCACGATTTAAACTGCCATGTTGTGGATACATGTTAGTCATTAAGAAACTTTCGTACTCAACTTGTTGTGTCCAGCTTAGATCACCATCCGGAGCGGCGTGTCCTTTGTCGTAGCCTGTGCCTGCGTAGTCATCTGGTCTAGCACCTGTACCGCCCAATGATTGGTCGGTTACAAATGCATTAGTTCGTGGAAAGCATCCTAATGCATTTTGTGGTAATAGCGTATATGCTACATAAGCAGGAATTTTAACAGGCGCGTCATAAGCTACTAGATAAGCCTCACGGCAAATAGGTTGTACTGCTCTTTGTGTAGTAGCAAATCCGTATGGGCTATGCGCTTGGCATGCTTGCGGAGGTAGTGGGGCACGTTGGTCCCAGGCTTGAGCCAATCCTGCTACAAATAGCAGGGCAATGGTTAGTAGTTTTTTCATGGTAGTCCTTAATTAACTACCAATATTTATGTTATCTACGCACGAAATGATAGTCGCCGTCTGGGCCGTTATCGCAGAATATTCCCAAACAATCGTACCCAATAGAATCCATATATAAAATTAATTCATCAACTAAGGGAGCCCCTTTGTTATATTCTATTTTTTGGGATTCTAATATAATATGTTTGGCTGTTTTAATAGTTTCCTGAGCGCCTTTAATTGCATCTAGTTCAGCTCCTTGAATATCCATTTTAATTAAGTCGGGTGGCGGATATTTGTTGAGTCTAACCACATCATCAAGTGAAACGGTAATAAGTTTTTTAATATGAGTTTCATTATATAGAGAAGTTGCTGCCGGTGAGACTGCTGGGTTTTCCCTATAATAACTGCTGCCAGCAGATGCTTCATTATTTTGATAAAAATCTACTAGTTTACCACTCACGTCACTTATTGCTCCAATAAAATATCTTATTCCAGAATCTTTATACACAAGTTCGTGTACATCTACTGCATCAAATGCAATAATTTCAGCATTAGGCCATATAGGTTTAGCTACATCCGTCCAATGCAATACACCAGCTCCTATATCATATATTACTGTTGGCTCTACACCTCGGTTTTTTAATTCCATCAAATAGTCTATATGCTTTCTAGGAAATATACCAGGCCTGTTGCGTATTTCTAATAAAATGTTTTTGAGTCTATTATCAACTAACAATTTATTATCAACTACTGGCTTGTTGCTGCCAATTGCAGGTATGGATGTATCCACATTATATGTAAAACTTCCAATATGCTTGCATAGTATGCTAGGGTCTGCCCAAATTCTAAATCCTTTACCTCTAGCTTTGTGGCAGAAATCGTTATCTTCACTTATAGTATTGGCATGATCTATTGCACTATGGTATTCAAATTGCGGATAGCCTACAGTTTGTAAAACTTCTTTTTTAACTAATACACATCCAAAACCACACCCCATGATTTCTACTAACTTACGCCCTTTTAATTTTTCATAGGGCATGTTAGAAACTCCGCCACGGCCGTTGTCTTCATATATTTCTAGTGTATGTTGATTAGGCCTACGTTGTATATACAGTCCACTTACCACATCTTTATCATGTGATAATAACTTCTTTAAAGTATCTGGCTCAAATGCAATATCGCTGTCCACTGAGAACAGATAATCGTATCCTCGTACAACCCAGTTAGCTATTAAATTTCTAATTTGATCAATGTTGTATCCGTAAAAGTTTTGGAATTCTACATCGTATCCATCTGGAACTTCTAAATCATAAATGGATTTAAATGTGTCACATTCAATATATCTGGCCGTAGGTATTGCAATTAATATGCGTTTTTTATTTCTAACCCAAGGCTTTACTTCTTGAATAACTTTTGGTTTTGCTTTTAGTTTTTCAACTAGATCCCTAAATGTAGGTTGTACCGTTGTGTCATATATAATACGTTCACGATCCAATGCTCCACCAGTAAGTGTTGGATCACTAGTGGTAACTGCAAATTGTGTTTTAAAATCTAAGTTAGCGATAAAATAATTTGCTTTACCCATGGCAATTTGCAAATCAAATATAAAGTTATCACCAAAGAATACATCTAAACTAGCAGGTATTGGATGCCAAGACTCTTTATGGCAGAAAAACATACTTCCAAAACCATAGGTATGTGATCCTGGTTGCCATTTTACAAAATCAATACTTTTATCAGTAACTGGTATTTGATTAAAATCTACAATACCAGGATGTAATCCATATAATCCAACTTCAGGAGTCAACAGGTATTGTAAACGATCAAATAGTTTAGTATCAAATACAACGTCGTCATTAACAATGCAAAGTCTATCATATAACGAATGCTCAACGCCTAGATTCCATGCTGGATTTACAAATATGTTACGTCCAGGATCAATCATCCTTATCTTAGGATGATACAATCCATCTGGAGTTTTAGCACTATCATTATTAATAATGATAATTTCACCAACTGCTTCATAGTCACATAGTACGTGTAGGAATTCTACAAACTGATCAGCAATTCTCCACATGGTAGGGACAATGACACTGTATTTTTCTACCTTGCGTTTATTAACAATATCCCGTGCCGCACGATTTTGTTCCTCACCATTAACTTTGTAATCGTTTAATGGACTTATATCATTATAATTATAAACAATATCTTGTAAACATTTAACTTTATTAGGATCTGCTTGTTCTATTAGTGCGTAAAAAACACTGCCATCCCCACCAGCTTTGTACCATTGTCCATTGTCGTATTGGAATAGATCATCAGTTAAATCATTTATTAATCGTTTTTTAAATGTCCTTAAATGTGTATAGGGTAAAATCCAATTAAAGTGATGACTGCGATATGCTTTTTGAAGTTTAACACTTTCTGGATAAGGTTGACTAATTAACGGAATGTTATCAACCATACTCCAACATGAACCATATGTAAATTCAGTGGAACCATCATAGATACTGTTATAATAACTAAACAATGTATTATCGTTAATTAAACTATCATCGCCATCTAGTATTATTACAATAGCATCGTCCTCTACTATAGAACGTATAGCTTCAACTTGATTCCTAACTGCGCCAAGATTCTCATCTTTGCGTATACAGCTAAATTTCGGAA